GGGAAGGATTCCTTAATAGCCGACTTGCCACTAACGCAGCGACGTTCGTCCCTTGTCCCAGGGTTGGGAGCTGAAGGGAGAGCCGCGGCGTATCAAAGCCGACCACGCGCGTTTGCACGAAGGAACGTGTGACGCTAGATTCACGCGCATAAACATTGCGACGATCATAAGGGCCCGGACCTACGACCTTAGGGTCAGTAGTCCTAACCATCTGTTCTTCGCGACGGAACGTATAGCAAGGATCGCTCCAGTTCGTGCGCGGGTAGAATGCAACTTCCATATAGTTACTTAAATCAAGGAAGTAGTCTACCAACCAGCTATAAGGAACAAGCTGGTATGCTGTGAGGAAAATGTCGGTCCAATCCGTCATCCCGAGCGTCTCAGGGACGGTATAACTAGACGCAACAGCTTCAGTGAGATTTGTATGAGCCACTATGGACTCTGTATACGTGGTCTCACGAGTCTCTGTGCCACAAGCAACACGAGGACCGTAGGCAAAGGATTCTGCCTCGATACTCTGCTCAAACACCACCCCAGAGGAATAATGGAGCCTCCTCCGGTAATTGTTTAGGTGATATTGTGCCAAGGCCTCAGCTGCAGACTTTACGTCCGCAACGGTCGGCTTTACGGCAAACTTGTATGCTAACCACGCGTCAGCGGCAACCTTGCCAAGTTCGCGTGGGTCCCTCCGCTTCCACTTCAGTGCCTTGTCAAGGTACTTGGTAGTTACGGAAGAAAGAGACTCAATAGCATCCTTTCCAAACTCCAAGGATTCTCGGAGTTCACCTACAAACACAGGGTAGTCGAAGGTGACGCCTTTTGACCGCTTAACAAGCGACGAAAGCGCCCTCGCATACACCTGGTTCCGCCATCGTGGTGTGCCTTGAATGTACTTCGTAGCACTTACAGGTACATAGCCAGTGGAGGTATACGTCTCGTTCGGAGAACGAGCGTCCCACTCCTCAAGATATACTGGACGTATGTCTGAAACACGATTATATATCGTCAAGCCATAGGATGTTACAGGCTTGGGATATACAGGCCACGGGGAAGTTATGAATCCCGATTTCTGTCTAGAAACGGGTAACGTAGCCG